TAACGTAAAGGAAAGCGGATTTATGAAGAAGAACGGTCTCCAAATCGTATATCCAAAACGCAAACTTTTACCGATTTGCATAACTATCTGACAAGCAGTGTAATCTTCTATATTCTTCCCATTCAAAACAAGTGGCTGAAATGCAAAAAATGACATAAATGTGAAAGTGTTCCGTTACGAATACATTACCTGTTTGAGTATCCGGAAGGTCTTGCTTTTAAGGCTGGAACTACCTGAAAGCAATGGGTTTCCAATGATACGTGAGTGATTTTTCGTAGAACGGCATGAAATTTTCTCTTTATGAGATTCTATTTCACCGATTGTCAGTCTTTTGCATACCAATGATTAGCTCTAACGCATGTAAATTTGCAATTAAAAACAGAGCTGATTATGAATGAATTAAAAGTGACTTTCTATCTAAAGAAAAATGAGACGAGAGCCGATGGAATCGCCCCTGTTTTGGGACGGATACGCATTGGCAAATCAATGGTACAGTTCAGTGCCAAAGTGTATATTCAGGAAAAGTTATGGGATGTAAAGTCCGGCAGGGCAAAAGGTAAAAGCAAGGCGGCATTAAACGCCAATGCAGAGCTGGACAAATTATGTGTGGCCATCCATTCCGCATACAAAGACCTGCAACTGAAAAGCGACAATGTCCTTGCAATTGATGTGAAAAACGCTTTTCAAGGAATCGCATCCGAGCAGGACACGCTGGTCAAGCATTACGAGCATCTCAACGAGAAATTCTACAAGAAAGTGGGTGTCAACCGTTCCATTGACACCTATAAACGGTATTGCGTGGCACTGAACCACCTAAAGAATTTTCTTCAAAAGAAATACAAGGTAAGGGATATGGCGTTCCAATCCTTGAACCCGACATTTGTGAAAGCATTCGACCTGTACCTCCGTGCCGACTTGAAGATGACCTGCAATACCATTGTCAATATTATGGCACGTCTGCATCTGGTAATCAAGTCCGCAATGGATAACGGACTCATCAAACAAGACCCGTTCATGGATTACAAATATCTGACAGAACCTCTTGTCGCCAAATGCCTGTCCGAAGAGGAATTCAATCTGATTCTCACGACTCCCTTGCCAAAAGACAATATGAATCTGGTACGTGATGTCTTCATATTTTCCTGCATGACCGGATTGGCGTTCAGCGACCTCCGTAACTTGACACCCGAAAATATGAAACAGGCCGAAGACGGTGTATGGTGGATACATACAGCGAGAAAGAAGACAGGAACGCCTTGCCATATTCCTTTGATGGAGCTTCCATTACAATTGATAAAGAAGTATTGCGGCATATCCGACCAAGGCAGGCTGTTCCCGATGTTGAGTTGCAGCAAGACAAATATCAATCTTAAAAAGATTGCAAAATACTGTGGGATAGAGCGTTGCCTGACATTCCATCAAGCCCGGCACACGTATGCCTCGTTAATCACTCTGTCCCAAGGTGTTCCAATGGATACGGTTCGTGAACTGCTGGGACACCGAAGTTGGAAAAGCACCCGTATATACGCCCACCTTACCCAAGAAAAGATCGGCGCAGATATGGGTGATTTGCAAGTCCGGATAAGAGAAAAATTCATTTTGACCGATAATTGCCCACAAAGACCAGACAGCGTATGAACAACAGGAAAACAACATACAGCACGTTTGCCGTTCTGTTTTATATCAACAAACAGAAGGTGAAAAAGAACGGTCTGTGCCCCCTTATGGGCAGGATATCCATAAATACGGAAGTAGCGCAATTCTCCGCAAAGATGGATATAGACCCTGCATTATGGGATGCCAAAAGATACAGACTTAAAGGGAAAGACCGTGAAGTTCAGAAAATCAACTGTGCCATAGAGAAACTGACGGCAGACATACACAGCTATTATGATGAGATACTTTCGGAACAAGGGTATATAACAGCGGAACTTGTAAAGAACGCCATTAGCGGTATCGGTACAAGAAAACGTAATTTATTGGAACTGTATCAGGAATATATCGAGGAACTCTCCAAACAGGTTGGGCTGACACGTTCTTACGGCACACTGCACAACCATCATTCTTCATATAACAGATTGAAGAAGTTTATCCGGAAGTATTACAATGCCGATGATATCGCACTCAGACAATTGGATTACAGCTTCATTGAAAAGTACGATTCCTATATGAGAGCAGACCTCAAACGCTCTCTTTCCACTATTGAAGGGTTTACCGTCATGTTGAAAACCATCGTCAAGAGAGCCATTGCGCAAGGAACGATACACAAGAATCCCTTTTCGGGTTATTTCCCGGAAAAGGCGATTAAGAAACACCGTCATTTGGAAGCGGATGAACTGAAACGCCTAATGAGCATACCGATACAAGAGAAATTCCTGTGTTATGTGAGAGACCTGTTTGTGTTCAGCTCTTTCACAGGAATCTCGTATATAGACCTCCGCAATTTACGGGAAGATCATTTTTACCGTACAGAAGACGGCAAACTATGGGTACGGTTCAACAGGCAAAAGACAAAAAGCGAATGTATCATTCAGGTTCTTGACTTACCACAACAGATTATGGACAAATACAAGGAACAGCGTGTGGATGACAGGATTTTCAAAGTTCCGGCACGTTCGGCATTGACTGCCAACTTCAAGAAACTGGCGGAGCGATGCGATATAGACAAACGGATAACATTTCATATGGCCCGGCATAATTTCGGTTCGCTGATTACTCTTTCTCAGGGTGTTCCATTGGAATCCGTCTGTAAGATGATGGGGCACAAGGATATCAGTACAACACAATTGTATGCAAAACTGACCCGCCAAAAAGTTAATGAGGATATAAAACGAATCAGTACGAGCATTAAGGCCAAGTATGAAATTCCGGAATGGAACAGGGATAGCGATAATGTTAAAAACATACACTACGGACAAAGGGAGCAGAACAACCAATATTCTGATTGACCATATACATATTCCGTCAGTCGCATATTTCCTCGCCCGTCCATTAAAGTTAGTACAGACTTCTTTGAAAGTGAAAAGGTCTGGCGGCTGTACCGTTTCGGGCGGAATCTTCCTTTGCAAGCAAAGAGTATTCCCCCCGAAAACCTTTTCCCTTTCACGTCTGTACAATGGACGCTGACGGCAGCGGAAACAAGCGACTGACGGAAAAGTCGATATAAACAACCGAAAAGCATATAGACAAGTCTGAAATATATGACCGATTCTATATGCTTTTCAGATTTTTATAGAGGAAGGCTATTTTTTTGAAAACCGGATGAAACGGGCAGACGGCAAACTGCGCTCCCTCCAAAAAAATCATCCGCTTTCGCTGTATCTGTACGCTTCCTTGTATCCGTTTATCAGAATACGTTCTATATCGGAAGTTCGGTACAGGATTTTGCCGCCCACCTGCGTGTAGGGTAGGATTCCGTTGTTGCGGTAATCGAGCAGTGTTCTTCGGCTCACTTTCAGCAGGTATGCCACTTCCTTGTCGGTCAGCAGTTCATCGCCATATACGGACGGTTGGTGTTGGCTTAACAACTTTTCAAGTGAAGCCAGAAGCCTGTCAAAATTAGAGTGGAAATTCTTTACCCACTCATGGTCTTTTTCTCTGATTTCATTGCTCATACGCTTTAATTATTGGGTTATACATTGATTACTCTATATTCTCGGTCAAATATCCCTGCTTTTCCATTTGGCTTCTTTCCGTCTGTCTTCCACATCTGAGATTACACGTTCCACGTCTTCAGGACGGTAATAGGTACGGTTTCCGATTTTAGTAAAGGCAAGCGTCCCATTGTCACGGAAAGTCTGTAATGTTCTCGGACTGATACGCAGCTTCCTGCATACGGAATGACTGTCCATCCATTTGCCCGTTTCCTTTTGGTCATGGTTATTGCAGAGGGTTTCCATCCTCTGCACGAAGTAATCCAGCTTGGCTGAAATTTCCTCAAATGTCTTTTTCTCAAAACTGATGATTTCCATTGTTTCCGATATTTAGATTATACATTGTCTTCAATTCTCGCCGCTAAGGTAAAACCGAATCACTCATTACACCCAACACTTCCGATAAATGGAATCCTGTGGCACAGTTGGCGTAAGACAGCGGCTTGTTTCCTTGTTTTCAATGCAAAGAAAAGCAGGAATAATCACACCACAATGGATTTACAAACGACTGACGGTCTGTTACATCGGTTGTCATCGTGTTGCATAATCAGCGGATATGATTATGTAAATCGGGAAAGAGCCATGTTCCATTAGTACCGATTGAACAGGTTGCAGTAATCAAACAGGAATGGCGATACAGTAATATTATCCAATGTAAGAAACCACATCTGCCGGATTCAACAAAAACTCTGTTCTAACGAATCATTATCCAATATCTATAATCGTTCGAGTATGGCAAATCATTGCAGTTTGCACTGTTGATTCAGTGGCTAAAACGCAAAAGCCATCATAATTGCTACGCTATCTCCATTTGCTTGATTCCATGCAGTATACCTACTTCCTTTGTTGCCGATAACAGGTCAATGTGCGCACTGAGACCACTGTATAAACCGATTAAAATTCAAAGATTATGGCAACAAAGAAAAGTTTTAGCAAAGAGCAATGGGAAGCTATGACTGGTACGGAAATGTCACAGTTTCTTCCAGATGGTGAAAATCTTGAAAGTACAGAAGAATCGTTTACTGGCGATGTCGGTATCGAAACTCCATTAACCGTCACGGAACAATCCGAAATCCCATCCGGCAATCTTCAAATGCCGATGGGGAAAGATAGGACATTTTCGACACCCCGTTGTCGGGTTAGCAGCCGACAGCGAAGGATGTCATTGGAAGAATACCGTACCGCTTTCCTGCAAGTTCCGAAAATCGAAGACCGCAAACCCGTATTTGTCAGTTGCGAGGTGCGTGACAGGCTTGACGAGTTTGTCCGCAAACTCGGAA